TATTTGAAAACACTTGAATATTTTAAACCAAAACAAGCGCGCCAAACCATTGTTGGTGAAGCGGATTCGCCAGTACAAATAATAATAAGCGATAAATTATGAAGGCAACCATTACATTCGATTTGAATGATGGAGATGATAGAACTAAACACAAGTTGTTCACTCACCTCGATTCCATCACGTTTCTCATTTGGAAAATGGATGAAGATATGAGACGCGTTATCAAGTACGATGAAACCAAAAGCGAGGACTATAAACAAGCGGTTGCAGATATGCGGCAGAAGTTACGCGACTATCTAAACGACCATTCATTATCATTTGAATTATTTAACTAATGGAAAATAAAGAAGTAAACCAACAAGCGCATTCAGCGTTCACCATCGCGGTGTTGTTTGGAATGTGGTTACAACAAAAGGAGCAGCGCAAGCGATTAGCAAAAGCAAAAATCACCGAACTTTACTCCGAATGGATCACCGAACTTTCGAAAAAATATGAAGATTAAATTAGACCTATCCCCCGAACTGATAACCGTTGGCCAGTACGTTGGATTCGCAACGAATGAAGGCGATTTAGTGAACCAAGTACAAGCCATCACTAAACTACCACGCGCTCAAGTGTTGATGCTTACACCAACGCAAATGAATGAGATTAAGACAGCATTCGAAGAAGCGTTGAATGGTATTCCATCGAAGCACGTTCCAAAGTGGAATCGTTATGGATTCGTTCCTGATATTAACGCGATAACATTTGGAGAGTGGTTGGATTTAGATTCTCATTGTAACGAGTTCCCAAAACAACTCAACAAACTACTCGCCATCCTATTTAGACCGCGCAAGAATGAACTCATTAACCGCTATGAGGTAGAAGATTACGATTCAAATATCCATCTAAAAAACGCAGACGATTTTAACGATATGCCATTGATGATTGCAAATGGGGCGATGGTTTTTTTTTCGAATATCGAAAAAGAATTGTTGATTCGTTTCCAAGAGTATTCCGACAATCAGATGATGATGGAGTTGAAGAAGGCGATCTCGATGATGCAGGAAGCGTTACAGCAACAAGCGAATTAAGTTCGAATTATGGTTGGTTTCACGTCATCGAGGAACTTGCCGACCGCGATGTAACTAAATTTGACAAGATTGTCAATACCCAAGCGTCAACCATCTTCGCGCATTTGAGTTACAAAATTGATTACGCACAATTTCAAAAGCAATTACTAACTAAAAAATAGCGGTTTCGCTACATATAGATATGAGCGCATCTTCACTGTACACATACAACGTAATCATTGGCAAGTTAAAAGAGTTTGCCACTAACCACGCACTAATAAAAAAGTTCACGCACGGACAAATTGCACAGGCAGACTTGGAAAAGGAAGATGAATTTCCATTTATGCACGTTGTACCAAATCAGTTTAGCATCGATGCAGGTCAATTGACATATTCACTGGATGTGTTCTTTGCTGACCTTCCACGCGACAAAGAACTCAAAACTGAATACCAACGCTATGCGATTAGTGATTGCGTGTTGTTATTTGCTGACCTCGTTAACGAAATTGAGAATGGTCAGATATTTGACGAATCGGTTATTATTACCAAGCCGATTCAGTTCACTCCATTCATCGAAGAATTTAGTAATGTGTTGAGCGGTGTTCAAGGCACGATAGACATCACAGTTGATTACGAGTGGAACGCTTGCGACATTCCTTACATAGGCGAATAAGATGGCAAAGAAGGTACAATTTACAACCAATCAACCAAGTGCGACAACTGATTATTTAGCTGCCGACAACACTTGGAAAACAATACCAGGTGGCGGTGGGGGTAGTGGTATTCCAAAAGGAACAACAAGCGGAACTGACACATACACAACCACGATCAGTGGAGTAACCGCGTACAACGATGGCGATGCTTATTTAATTAGGTTCACCAATGGAAATACAACTGGATGCACTCTAAACATAAATTCGTTAGGTGCAAAAGATTTGTATAGAAACAATAATGGACTTTTAATTGGTGGTGATATCATTGATGGCGCTGAAATGTTTTGCATTTACAACACAACGCTGAATGGATTTCAAGTTATTGGAACTGCACCCAACACCTTGCTCGCATATGTTACCAACGCGGATTCAGTTACGATTACAAAAGGTCAACCTGTTTACGCATTTGGTGGAACGGGTGATAGATTAACGGTTAAACTTGCTGATAACACAAGCGATGCAACAAGCGCGCAAACAGTTGGATTGGTGTTGAGTTCATCCATTGCGGCAAATCAAAAAGGTTTAATAATTGTCAATGGTCAACTCGATGGATTAAACATTTTTCCAACGTCAACGTGGGCAGATGGAGACGCTGTTTATTTAGGTGCAACAGCAGGAACAATTACCAATGTCAAACCATCCGCACCAAATCATTTGGTGTATTTAGGATTCGTTACAACTGCCAATAATGGAAGCGCAGGTCGTATGTATGTGCGCGTTCAAAATGGTTATGAATTACAAGAATTGCATAACGTAAAAATTACATCGGTTGCGAACAATGACATTCTAAAATACAATTCATCCAATTCACTTTGGGAAAACAGCAACGCATTAAGCACTAAACAAGACACGATAACAGGCGCAGCTTCAACGATTACAACGAGTAATTTAACAGGCAGTCGCGCATTAGTAAGTAATGGTGGTGGTAAGGTAGATGTGAGCGCAGTTACAACAACCGAACTCGGATATTTGAGTGGAGTTACTTCGGATATTCAAACGCAATTAAACGCTAAACAAGGAACGCTAACATTAACCACAACAGGAACGAGTGGTGCGGCTACTTTAGGAAGTGGAATTTTAAACATTCCTCAATATGCAGGTGCAGGAAGTGGTACATCTTTTATGAGTGGTTACATAGGTACGGGAGTAATTGGACCTGGTTTAACGAATTATAGCGGAATATTGGGAGGTGGTTATGTGAATGCAGCTAATGAATTTCAAAGATTTGTGCCACTACCGCAATCGTGTTCATTAAGTAGATGGTACGCTCGAACTTCTGCTACTCAACCTGCAACTGGATCATTAGTAATTACACTAAGACAAAATCAAGTTGATACAGCTCTAGCTATTACGATAGCTGCAGGCAGTATTGGTGGAACTTATTCGAATACCGCTACATCAATAGCATTCAGCGCAGGAGATTTGGCAAGCGTCAAAGTTCAGAACAATGCAGCAGCCAATAGCACTCCAGTTATTTCACTATCAATAATGGTTACTATATGAATTATAAAATTACTGAAAAAGATAGCATCAATGAGCTGACGATACCAACGGAAGGACAATGGGGTACTATTTGTTTTGCGTGGGAAAATTCGAACGAAGAATTTGTGAACGCTCTCAACACGAAAGGCATCGAAGTATTTGTTGAGTTGTTAATTGCTAATCCGAACACCGCTTATTTATTATTCGTCAATGGCTGATAGTCCACTAACATCGTTAATGAAGAAATTCGGCCAAGAGGTTGTCGAAAAGGCAATGCTTAATCTTGGTGTTTATCGTACCGTGAAAGGTAAAAAACGCAGGGCGGTTGCAAGTGATACACTTCGCAAATCGCTTTCATTTTATTACGATGGAAGGAGTAGTAAGATTCAATTCTTTGCCAAAGGTAAAGCGGCTGTTTACGCTCCAGTTGTTGAATATGGAAGGCGCAAAGGTGCGAAGATGCCGCCAATAGATGCAATCGTTGAATGGATGCGCATCAAACCAATTCGCGTTCGTGATGACAAAGGTAAGATAGTGAAACAAACTCCTTCGGTAGTTAGAAGCGCAGCGTACAATATCGCCAAAGGAATTTCATTTAGAGGTATTCCACCGCTATTTTATTGGCGCGATGCGGTCAATGATACAATGGTTGAGTTTCAACCCGAATTTGAAGAAGCATTAACGCGCGAAATCAATTTGGTAATAGAAGATAATTTGCAAAAGAAAATAAAGATATGAGTTATAATTCAGCGGTTACAGGACTAACGGCACAAGGTATTGATGATTTAACAGGTTTGTGTTATTCGAATAACGATGTATCGTTCACAATGACATCGAGCGAATTTGCTCAACCGAATTTTAAGTACATCGTTAAAATCACCGACAATAATACAACCGAAGAATACAAATTTTACATTGCCGCAAACGCTGTCAATAGTGGCGTGTTCAACGCTAAAACAATATTCAACCAGCTTGTAAATAATTCGATTGTTTATGACAATTCAGATGACGTTGTTTTGCAAACAGCCGCGCCAACACTGACGAGTAAAAATAATGTTAATACTTTTAAAATAGAACTTTACGAAGGTTATGATGTAGGAGGTGTATTTACTGAAGATATTAGCGTAGCAATCACATACAATCTAATGTGCGTTTACGGAAGTGGTAAACAAAACTTTATCGTTATGGGTACGAATGACACGCGCCCACTTGCGTTATCGCAGAACTACGATAATGAGATTGGATTCAGTAATGAAACACTTGCCAATAAATTAGTTATACCATCGCTGCTACAATCTGAACTCATCAATTGGAAATACATATCGCGCACCGATGTTAATGGCGCAACGGATAGCGCGTACGATATGCACGCTTGGATTGCTGACGATAACAACTATATAAATGCAGGTTATCCGTACAATTCAATAGACCATTTCACTTTTGATTTATATGATGAGAATCAAACGCTAATCGATTCATTTGATATTCCAATGTCCTTCCAAGCGGCAAGTTTACTTTTCTTGCCAACTGGATTAAAGAATCTTGTGAATGGCGGTTATATAGACGATCCAACTGCTGATGCAACTGCTTTTTATGTTTATGCAGGTTATGACGCAAGTAATGAACAAGTAACAACTAAATACGGCTATTATTTATCTGACGATTGTAAATACAATCCAGTCCACGTTTATTGGCTTAATCAATTGGGTGGATGGGATAGTTACTCATTCATTAAACGCAACGAGCGAAGTATTGAGGTTGAACGCAAAAGATATAAAGCATATCAGGGCGATTTTAATAATGCTACTTTTTCTGATCCGTACGCAACAAAAAACTACACGCGTGAATTAACCGAGCGCGAACCAATAGTTAACACGTTCATCAATTTAACGAGTGATTGGTTGTGCGAATCAGAATTCAAATATCTCAAAGATTTGTTCACATCAAAAAGCGTGTGGATGGTGGATGATAACGTAGATGGATATTCGATTGTGCCTGTTGTCGTTAGTGATAGCAATTATTTGATGAAGCGAGAGCGTAATTCTAAGAAGTACAATCAGACATTAAGGTTACAAATTGCCTCAAATAACGAAACGATAAATATAACTTCATCGCCATTTCCAATACCTGGCCCTGCTCCTTGTGAATACTTTAATACTTATACTAACAATGGTGGAAGTCTAGCGTTATCTATTGGCGCGAATTTAGGCGATGCCTGTAATATCGTTTTAACCAACGCTTCCAATGGTCGAAGAATAACAGTTGGTGTTGAAGGAACTGGTGGAATTACACCAATTGGTGGACAACCATATTATGTCAGAATAGATTACAATGTAACTCAACCTTCGAGTGGTGGAGCAGATGGTATTATTGATTTAGGAAATGTGGCCACAGGTGGTGGAACACAAACAACCTTCAAACTACTCACACCTGGAACTCCAATCATTGCGAGTGGAATTTGGGGAAGTGCGGCATTTACAAATTACTTCTTCTTAAG